GAGGATGTTTGGCTAACATCAGCGGCACAATTTCGGCACAGGGGGGGGTGGTGAAAAAATGAAACAGATAAAAGTTGGTGACAGAGTAATTGTGCCGTTCGAGGCAACCCAGCCGTGGGAAGAGTGGGAGAAGGAAGGGCAAATCGTCGTTCTTGCACCGCCATATTGCATCGCGGTTGTTGAGGTCGACGATTATCACACGGAGCGCGTGACCTGCCCAATAGCTCGGGTGCGACCGATCAAGCAGCCATGAGCCGATGGGGGAACACCTGGACCGATGATCCCGGCTACGCCGGAATATCCGAAGCGACGTTTACTCAACAGGTTATTCGCATAGCGCAGGTATTCAAATGGCGCGTTGCGCACTTCCGGCCGGCTATGACCAAGCGCGGCCGATGGGTGACGGCCGTTCAGGGCGACGGCGCCGGCTTCCCGGATTTGATCATGGTGCGCGAGGATCGGGTGTTAGTGGCTGAGTTGAAATCGGCTAAGGGCAAACTTACGCCCGCTCAACTTTTGTGGATCTCGGGGTTTTTGGTGGCGGGTGTGGAAGCGTTTATCTGGCGGCCTAGCGATATCGAAGAGATAGAACGGATTTTAAAATAAGCACGGCTTGAAAATTGCCACTTGCCAAGTGGTATAACCGGGGCCGGAAGACTCAAATGCCCAACGATGATGTGTTTAAGAGCATTCGCGCAATGTCGATCGAGATCGCTTTGGGCGATTACGGCGGGATTCACGACTGGCGGCACGCATGGATAGAGACCTATCCGGATTCAAAACCTGAACTTAATCCTTATGATCTACTTCTGATTGCTGTGTTAAATGACGCGATAAACCTAGTCAGAAAACCGCCGAGCCCCTATGCACAAGACAACAGGACAAAGCGCGCGTGCGACAAGGCGGCCAGCTGGATAAGGTCAAACCGGGATGACTACGTGCTGGACTTCGTGCCAATATGTGAGCATTTCGGGTGGGCGCCATCGAATATCAGAAAGAGGATCTTGAAGATTAGCGGTAAGTAGCGAAGCGCCGCGAACGAGTTGGCCAGCTTAACCGACTGGCCCTTGAAGGGCGCAACCCCTACGGCTTTGTATAGGCTTGGAGATAGCCCGGCAAAGTTATCTGAGGTAGTTCCACCTCATTCTGTGCATCCGCTCTGCATCGACGGTGTAGATATTGCCTATGTTTGACTTCTTTTTCTTGTTGTAGTCGGGGGTGCCATAACCCTTGATGTTGAATATTTCGCCAGTGGTCTTCTTTTTCTCTTTCTAATCCTGCAAGGTTATGGTAATGCATCTGCATATTGGCAATTGGCAATTGGCAAACTAATGCACCTAGACTGAGAATGTTACGGAATTCATTCAAGTTGACCCAGACCCAGCTATCTATGCGACATTTAGCACGGGTTTTGACTTTGCAAACTTTCTACGCCGTGGCGCGCTGATCGGCAAATACATTGATGAGGAAGAATTCAAAGAAGCCGATTGCGAGGGTAGGGCTTAACTTTAGGTGTGGCTGAATCAACCAAATTTCGACCGGCTAAGCCATTTGAGAAGGGCAATAAGCTTGCCAAGGGTGGTTATAGACCTGGAGCCGGCCGGCCTAGTAATGAGGAAAAGCGAGAACTCCTAACGCTGGCGCAAGCGATTGAGCAGGAAGGGCTACGGAGGGCGGCTAGGCTTGCTAAGCGTTATTACGAAATGGCTGAAGCAGATCCGCCCACCATGCGCCACGTGGTGGACGGCACGAGGCTAAACAATGGCCAGCAGCAGCCAATCAGCACCACCTACCAGTTTATCCAATTCAACAATAATCAAAATTCCGTACAACTACCTGCCGAGGGGATACCAACTCCCCTTCTGGTTAGCGATGGCGGAGGGCAAGAAGAGAGCAGTGAAGTGCTGGCATCGCCGGTCGGGCAAGGACAAGACAGACTTGAATTTCATAGTTTCGCAAATGTTCCCGCAAAACGGAGGTAGGATAGGAACCTACTTCCATCTATTCCCTACCTATACCCAAGGCAAAAAAATAATGTGGGACGGTATAGATAAGACCGGGTTTAGGGTGATGGATCACTTTCCTGGGTTTAGCGCTAAGCAGCACCCGGCCGGCATTGTAGCGCGCAAGAATGAGACGGAGTTGAGGGTGGAACTGACAAACGGATCAGCTTATCAGATCATAGGCACGGACAAGATTGACTCTATCATCGGCACGAACCCTGTGGGGTGTGTATTCTCTGAGTATAGCCTGCAAGACCCGCGGGCTTGGGATATGCTCTCGCCGATCCTGCTAGAGAATGGTGGATGGGCGTTGTTTAACTTCACGCCGCGCGGCCACAACCATGCCGAGGGGATCTACAGGATGGCGCAGAAAGACCCGGATTGGTACTGCTCGCGTTTTACCGTCGACAATACCAAAGACGATCAGGGCAAGCCGATCATTACCCATGAGCAGATAGAGTCGGAGCGGCGCCGGCTTATCGAGCAAGGGAAGAGCGAGAGCGACGCCGAAACATTCCTGCAGCAAGAATATTACTGCAGCTTTGAAGGATACCTTGAGGGTAGCTACTACAGCGAGCAACTACGCATTGCGAGAGCGCAGGGTCGCATTACCCGCGTACCATGGCGGACCAACGAGCCGGTGTACACATTCTGGGATATTGGCGTAGGCGATAGCACGGCCATATGGTTCGGGCAGCGCTATAAGCATCTAATGCTATTCGTTGACTACTACGAAGACCATGGTAAGCAGCTTAGCTTTTATGCGAAGAAGCTCAAAGAGCTCCCCTACACCTACGGGGGTCATTACTGGCCGCATGACGGCAAGAACAGGGACTTCAGCGGCAGGGAGGGCGAGGACCGCCGGGATACGGGGCAACGGCTAGGTGTAAGGCCTATCTACATCGTAACAAGGGGCGATATAGACGACGGCATAGACTCGGCGCGCCGGCTGTTTAGCCAGTGCTGGTTTGATGTCAAGAACTGTGCCAAAGGACTAGACGCGTTAGCCAGCTATCACAAAGAGTGGGACGAAGATCGTAAGGAGTTTCGGCAGAGGCCGTTTCATGATTGGTCAAGTCATGCCGCTGATGCATTTAGAACTATGGCTAAGAGTAGATGGGATTGGCCAGTGCAGGATGATAACGAGCGGCATCGGTTACCGCCTAGCGCAATGAGTGCATGACATAGGTTATGGGCATGAAGAACGCAGGACTTTATGATTTCCTTACTTGTCTAGGGTGGTCATTTGTGGTTATGGGCGGCGCGAGTCTTGCGCTCTTCGTGATTGCTCACGTCTACGGGTGGTGATGATGGCAATGAAGCTCAACATCGGCTGCGGCCGCACCCCGCGCAAGGGCTGGATAAATGTGGACCGCTTGCCCATGGTCGCGTACGACGAGGGCCCGGTGGATATTATCGCAGAGCTTGACGCCGATCGCGTTTCACTGCCGCTAGACGCCAATACCTGTGATGAGTTTCTGTTGTCGCATGTGCTGGAGCATATCAACAAGCCATTACCGCTGATGCAGGAACTTCACCGTATCGCCAAGCCCGGCGCAGTGGCTGTTATACGCACACCTTACGGCAGCAGTGATGACGCATGGGAGGATCCTACTCATGTGCGGCCGTATTTCATTAACAGCTTCGGCTACTTTTCACAGCCGTTTTATTGGCGGGCTGATTATGGGTATCGGGGCGACTGGCGGGTTAAGAATATCAAGCTGTTTGTAGCTGCGTCAGAGGTAACGCTTGAGGTAGTTAAGATAGCCCGAAACGTAGTACAGGAAATGGTGGTAGCGCTAGAGGCGGTCAAGCCGATACGCGAGCCTAAGCAGGAATTGCAGGAAGCGTTTCCGGTAGAGTTGGTTGGTAGTTGGCCGCAGACTTGCGGGAAGTTTAGTTGCATGCTGCCGAAGGGACACGGTGGCTTGTGCGCGGTATGGAACTGAAAGAACAGCCTGATATTCTCGGCCAAGCCGTAAAAGATTATCTTGATGTATTGGAGGGCAAGAAACCTGCGGCCAAAGCTGAGGTCAACGGCGAGCAGGAACTAACAAACGAGCAGCGCCGGCGCGTGCCTTATATCATCGCTCTATATCGTTCGCCTTGCTATCTATGCGAACAGGAACCGCCGTGTCAGTTTTTTCTGCCTTGGAAGACCGCCGACGCTGTTACACCGTGGAGGATCACGGCTATTTGCAAGAGGTGTAAAGAAGTACCGGACATACTTGAGCAAATTAACCTTAAACTAATGGAGGAATTGAAATGAAAACAAAAAAGGACAAACCGAGAGCTAAAGCGAAGTCGAAAAAGTCGGCGCTAAGCAACGTAAAGGCTGTGCTTATGCGCTTTGTGGAGCTTGAAGATCGCGTCACAAGGCTGGAGCAAGCGCAGATTGCGCCCATACCGCCGCCGCAGTCGCTACCGGAAGGCGGGCTTCCGCCGCAGGGAAGCGTGTAATGGGCCGCCGGCTTAAAAAACTGATTTGTTATTTCCGCGGGCATCGTGACAAGCCATTAACGGCTTTAACCGTGAAGTGTTCACGCTGCTTTCGCGTTCATGATGTTTTCGGATGGTGGGGTCGATTGCCAAATCATACAGCAAAGAAACTTACTTTTAGAAGATACAACAAACTGTGAAAAAGGGAGTCGTGTAATGGGACTACCAAGACGGTCTCTGCCTACTCAGGGCAAGGCTAAGGAAATACTCAAGGACGGTACTGTGCGCGGCAAGGCTATCACGACGAAGCAGCGTGGACTTATGGGGATTATTGCCAGCGGCAAGTATCCTAAAAAGGTGAGGAAATGATGGACAAAGAAAAAGAGGAAAAACCTAAACCCGAACCAAAGGAGAAGTCTAGCGGCTTCATCGTTAGCGATGCGCAGCAGAAGGCCGGCGAAACTGGGTATGACAACGACGGCCCCTTCGGGATCGGGATGATTAAGGGGAAATAAGGTGAAGCTATCAACAGAGCAATTCTGGGATGCCATGTGCGATCCAGCATTCCAGCGCATCGACTTACATCATGGAGTTATTAAGGGCGTTATATTGGAAACAGACGATCCTCCCGAAGAAGTGCCGACCTTTCTGACCTCTAAAATCGACCTAGTTAGAGAAATTATAAAGTCTTAGACCTAAATAATGCCTATTTATACCAATCCTAGTCAATTAGCCTCGCTTCAATCCAATCGCAAATTCAAGGGCGACAACAGCGGCGAGCAGAACGCGGCGGCAAGCGATGCGAAGCGCGATTTGGCGAACTTTATCGCTAAGATCAAGCTGGATATTGACGCATGCTGGAAGATTACCGAGCCGTGGCGTCTGGCTGCCGACGAGTCTTATCGCTTTGTCGAGAACGACCAGTGGGACCAGAAGGACGCGGCCTTTATGTCGCAGCCGCCGGCGCGTCCGATGCTCACGTTCAACGATATTTTGCCGGTGATCAGGATCTTATCGGGTATCGAGCGGCAGAAGGCGGAAAGTTTCAAGGTAAAACCGCGCGAGGGCGGCGATAACGACTCGGCGCAGGTACTAACGGAGCTAATGGGGTATGTCGACGATGATAACCTTGGATACTATCAACGAATCCGTAAAAGTAACGACGTTAATATCACCGGCAGAGGCTATATCAAGACCGATATCTCCTACGATGAGAACGTCAACGGAGACATTATCCTTAAGCGACGAAATCCGCTCACCATTTTCAACGACCCCATGGCGGATGAGTGGGACGGTACAGACCGGCGATGGGTTGCAGAAGGCGAATGGGTAACAGAGGACGAAGCAAAAGAACTCTGGCCGGAATTTGAGGACCAAATCAAGATAGGCGACTGGTTGAGCAACAATTCCGGCATGATGGCGAGCGAGCTTGTCGGCGATCGTATCAATTCCAAGATTTTCCTGGATGCGGCAACCAAGCGCGTGAGGATATTTGACTACTGGTACAAAAAAGTAGAGCCGGTAATGCTCGCCATCAACATGGAGACCGGCGACACCAAGGCGGTAGACGAGAATTTCACCGAAGAGTACCAGATGATGGAGCCCGCGCTTCAACAGGCGCTCAAATTCACCCGGCGTAAGGTAACGACGATACGCGTTGCCACGATCATGAATTGGATCTTGATGCGCGACGACCTTTCGCCGTTCCCGCATCGCTATTTTCCTATTACTCCCTACGTCGGTCTGCAGTATAACAACGAGCCGTGGGGAATCGTGCAATATCTGAAAGACCCGCAGCGACTAGCCAACAAAGGTGTGTCCCAGGCGCTCAACCACCTTAACCGCTCGGCTAATTCCGGGTGGTTAAACCACTCGACCCGCGGCGCGACCAGCACTGTGCTCGAAAAGTTTGGCTCTGTTCCAGGCATTGTCATCAATTATCAGGAGGAACCGCCGCGGCAGATTGATCCGACCCCGCTTAGCGAGGGGCATGTCGGCATGATTCGGTTAGGCAAGGATCAAATCCGCTCCACATCGCTCGTTAATGCGGAAATTCAAGGCATAGCGGCCGAAGGCTACAAGGCAACGTCGGGTAAGGCGATCCAGGCGCGGCAACAGGGCGGCTTAGTCGGCAACGAGGACCTATTCGACAATCAGCTACTCGGCGACAAGGTTGTCGGTATGCAACTGATACAGCTAATCCAGCAGGTATTTACTCCTAGCAGGGTGGAGCGGATCGTATCGGATCGCGCCAACATGGCCACGTCCAACATGGCGGCGCTCTTTTCCAAGCGCAAGAACGAAATGCCGGCCATTATCGACCGCGCGCTAAAGGGCGAGTACGACTATATCATCGATCGGGCAGGCGGCGGACTATCTGCACGTGAGCAGATGGCCGATCGGCTCGAAAGAATCACCGAAAAATGGGCGCAGTACGGCAATGTGCCTGTCTCGCTTATCATGGCGACGCTTAAATATCTTGATTTGCCTAGCGCCGACGTAGAGGCGATCAAGCAGGAAGTCATGATACAGCAACAGCAGGCGCAAATGATGCAGGCAATGCAGGCCGGGGTGCCTCCGAATGGTGGTATATCTCCCGAGGGACTCGGAAATGGGCAGTAAAGCCGCCATCGCCGACGCTAAAGTCCTATGTTTACAAGACATCGTTGCTCTCAACATCGGCTGTACTCGCGGCAAGGAGTCCGATGAAGTCGCTGATGGCGATGACTGGATAACTATTTGGTACAGCCCAGACGGTAAATCGTGGAGTTACACGCCATTAACTTTTCTGAAGTAAGGAGTTTGTTATGGCTATAGAGCTAGTGGAAAAAGAAACGCCGGCACCGGCAGCGGAAAGTAACGGCAAAAACCCCGGCACGGATGAGACCGTTACCGAGCAGGCCGATCTAGGCGCTGGCGTAGGACCGGGCGAGGACTTCGATCAGGTAGAAAAAGAGCCTGAAGAGGAAGGCGACGCTACGCCGCCACCGCCAGACCCGACTAAGGGCATGTCTGCTAAGGAAGCGGAGAACTACTGGCGCAATAAGGCCAACCACTTCGAGTCTGAGTACAAAGTAGAGCGCACCAAGCGCCAGTCGTATGACAAGCGATACGGCGGGCTTAACGGCCACGGCA